CCGGTTTCAATGGCCACTACTTGCCCTTCCGCTTGGTGATGTCCTTAATCAGCCGCTCCCATACGGCCGACTCCATCGCCTTAACTCCCGCTTGCCGCTTGGCCTCAACTCCGTGCTCAACAGCACGTCCGACGACTGGAGGCATCTTGCCCGTCTTCCAGTTCGTCACGTCTCGCAGGCTGGCACCGACATACATTCGAGTCCGCTTCACCACACGCTGCTTTGTACCAATCGCTGCCCACATCACATTGCGTGCACCCAGTCCAACACCTTTTGGCTTGCCCGCCTTCGTCACGTTCTTCCCGCTACGCTTCGGCTGTACCCGCTTTGATGCCGCAGCCACTGCAAACCCAGCTTTCGCCCCCTGCTTTTTGTACTTCGCCTTGGTCAGCCCACTGCCAATGAGTCGCTTGAGATTCTTCAGGTTCGCCGGGATTTGATGCTTGATCCCAACCGCGAACTCTTTGACGCACGCACGCAAGCCGGATTGGATCGCCGCCCGTGTCTGCTTGTCAGCGAGTTTGTTCAACGCCTCTTTTAACTGCTCGTCTCCCGCAAGCTGAATCACAGCCGCCTTAAATGCCGCTGTCCTCCGTGCGGACTTCTCCCGCCGCATACGTGCCATTTCCGCCTGTGGTGGCTTAGCCATCGGTGGCCACCTCCACGCACGAAAACCGCACCATCTCCCCGCCCTCATCCACGTTTACAGGCGGGCCGGAAATCGACAGCACCCGAGAACCCAGACTCAGGCGATGCTTGACAGTGATGCCGGTCGTCACCGGATCCGCTCGCATCGTGATTTGATGCGTGATGTCGCCAGCCACCTCGACGCCCCGCAAAAACTCACGGCTCCCGCGTGTCGCGACATGGCACCATCGCTCGGCGTAAATCACCCAGTTGCTGGCCGATGTCTCGTCGATCTGCCCCGCCGCGTTGACGGTCGCCGATAGCCGCTCGATGGTAACGCGATTGCTCAGGCTGCCGGCCTTCATGCGTATCCCCCCCACTTCAGGCGAGACACCAACGCCGAGTATGAGAACTCGATCTCCTTGGAGATTGTGCCAGTGATCGACGCTTCCGCATTCTCCAGCCAGTGGGCAGCCAGCAGCTTAATGGCCTGCTTGGCATCCTCTGGCACAGCAGACGCCGCACCGTATCCCGCCGTGTATGTCACCGCCACGGCCGAGAGTCGGTCGTATGTCGTGGGCCACGTCTGCCCGAACGCTGGCCGGATGATCGCGGGCTCAGCGTATAGATCCGCCTCGTATGTGCTGGCGGAGAGTGTCTGTTGTACGTTCAGTGAGTCGTAATAGGTGATCGATGTGATTGATTGAATGGGGGCCACATCGAAGACGACGTAGGCCGGGAGATAGTCGAGATACAGAATCCGCGTCTGTGTGCAGAATGCCCGCCGCGTGTCCTTCTCCAGCAGCGTCCGGGCCGCGACAAGGTATCCCTGAATCTTGCTGTCTTCGTGGTTGTGATCGATGCGGGAATGCAGCTTGAATTCATCCACGCTGACCGGCTCGACCACTGGAGCAACGCTTACCCGCGACGAGTGCCGCACGTTCAACATTGATTCCAGTGGTCGGGCCATGTCCCACATATCAGCGTCCCTTTCGAGAGAAGCGAACAGCACGCTCCGCAGCAGCCGGGGCCACTGCGGTTTCCATGCCGTCACCTGCTGGCCGTGCGATCCGCCGCTTAATCAGTGTGTTGGCCACACCGTCAGGCGGACAGATCACAATGCCAGCCTTGTATCCCTGCCAGCGTTGCAGGAGTTCGATCTTCACGCGGGCACCCGCAGGATATTCCCGAAGCCACGTTCGGAAGCCGACACCGGGTGATCGGAACCACGAGACAGCAACGCGAACGCCGTCAGGAAAGTACCGGTAGCACCGTCGCCAGCAGTCGCCACGAGATCGAAGTATCGCTTACGTCCCCGCAAGTCCACCTCGAACTTGAAGCACTTGTTGTCGTCGGTGGCACTCGGGAGGGTAGAGGTTGTCCCCGCGATGCCCGCTGAGGTGCCGTAGACAAGTCCGGTAACGTCGGCGTAACTGCCGTCGGTGTCGGATTCCTGCAACTTCAAGGCCGTCATGGCAATGTCCGTCGCCCCGACATACACGAACACTTCGAGATACTCGTATCCCTGTGTGTCGATGCTGCCGGTGGCGTAACTGGCATTGTCCACAATCGCAGCCGGGGGCGTGATCGAGACAAACTTGGCGTATTGGGCGTGATTCATGGATTCACCTCAGCTCGCGGGAGTGGACAGCATGATCACCGGGCCAGCGACCGACGCCGTACCGCGCTCATGGTAATTGATGTCGAACCGCTCGGTTCCCCGAATCGCGAGTTGATCGAATTCGAAGTACCGCGAACCGTCCACCTGAATGGAGATGCCGCGACGGGTGCCCATCGTGGCAGCCAGTTGCAGGTTGCCGAGGTAGGCCAGCCCATCAGTCGAAGTCTGCGCCGTGGTGGTGGAGTTCATCACCTGCACGATCTCGACGGGGAAGCCGAGGAATTGCAGCGGAGCACCGCCCGCCACCTGTGCGACGGTGTTGCCGCCAGCCGCTTCCGCAAGCCGCAGCATCGAGTTCGCCCAGCCAACCCGGCTGACGTACCACCGTGCACCCGCCACAGCGTACTGAGGCAGCTTGCCGACCATCGCCTCGAAGTCTTCGAGATCGAGGGTACTGAAAGCCGTGTTGCCAGTCGCGGCGGTAACCTTGGCTCCCGCAAGAGTGCCGGACTTCAGCCCCACGATGCCGCCGTAAGTGCTCGTGCCGTCACCGTTGAACGCGCACTCGTCCTCCTTGTCAGCGAACGCATAGGCGATTTCGCTCGCCAGATCGTCAGCGATCGAGAGGATGCTGTCCTCGTTCAGCTCGCTCGAATAGCGGCACATCACCGCCAACTTGCGGGCCACGAGTTGCACCGCGTCCCAGCCCTTATCGCTCGCCGTGATCTCGCCATTCTCCGCGACGAAGTAGGCAGTCAGGCCGCTCGCCCGCCGGGGGATGATGTGGCTGTCTGTGCTCATCGGCATCACCCGCAGGGAGCGACGGGCAACGCCGCGTTCCTCGCGAAGATCGATGATCGTGGACTCCAGCACCTCCGGCACGCTGTAACCGCCGAGGCTGTTGGTTGTGGTCGTCAGGGCGCGAGTCTCAATGCCGTTGTCCGCGCACCACTGGGCCGCCCGGGTGTCATTCCCGACAGTCGCCAGCAGCCATTGACCAGCGGTGTAGGCGTCCCGCTGGGCGTCCGCACCCTTGAAGGATCGCAGGGACTTCGCACGCCGGAAGGTACGAATCTCGGTGGGCTTCGGGGCCTCGACAATCGCACCGACCGCAGCCGAGGGGGCCGACCGCCGACCGGTGGACTGTGCCAACGTGGCCTTCTCGTTGATGAGTTTCTCGGCTCGCGTCTGTTCCTTCAGGGCCGCCGCCGCTTCGTCCATCAACGAATCGTACTTCCGCGACTCGTCTTCGGTCAGGGGACGGCTTCCGCCATTTTCGCCACCGGTGGACGCCGCCACCAGAATGGCTTCCGCCTCCGTCATTTTGGAGGCTCGCAACTCCCGGGCCTTATCGGCCAACTGCTGGAGTTCCATGAGAGTGTTCCTTTCGTGGAAACGTGATGATTGACGCTCACGAAAGCAACGGCTCCCGCTCCTGTCTGTAGATGATTGATCGCAGCCAACGGGCCGCAGATGTAGTTTATCCGAACGCCGCCGCGTGTCAATTCGAGTCCATCGCCCGCACCTTCGCCGCTGCCCACGACTCCGCAGCATTGCCGCCCCACAACTGCCACGCGACGTATCCCGGCTTCTCCTCGCCAGCCTTGTCCCATCCGGGTGATTTGCTGGCCTTCGAGTGTCTCGCGAACCATGCATTCATCTCGCGGACGTGCCGCTCTGTCAGCGTCTGCCTGCCAGCGATCTTCTTCGCGTTGGCGACAGTCTCAGGCTTCAGCCCGTCGCCGCTCTTGCCCTCCTCGTGGAGTCGCAGCCCCTCGCGTGCAGCCGATGCCATGCCAGCCGACGGCCGCAGGCTCACGCCATCCGCTCGCACCTGCTCCAGTTCGAGGCGTGCCCAATGCAACGCCAGCGGATCATCGGGAGGGATCACCAGCCCACGCGACGCCGCGAGACTTCGCAACGCCACGTCGGTTGCTTGGTACGCCGGGTAAGTCACAGCCGACACATCGAACAGATCGACAGCGTGTAGTTCGCGGATCTGATCGGCTCCCTCCTGCCGCCATGCGTCTTTCTGTGTCCTGAACCCGAAACTCATCTGCGACACATCACCCCGCCGCATCTTCGGCACGAGTCGCTGCACGTCAGGATCGGTGGGATCGAGGGTCGCATCGATCCTCAGCCCCCTGTCATCCTCAGCCAATCGCAGCGTGCCGGACTTCGTGCGGGCAAGAGGCATCCCGTCGTGATTGATCAGGAATCGCACGTCGGCTCCCTGTGCGATTGTGTGAGTGAACGCCCCACGCCGGATCACCTCGCGGAAGCCGCCAAGATCCTCCGACAGCGAATTGAAGACGGCCGCGTATCCGCCGACCTTGACGGCATCGCCCTCCGCTCGGAACTCCATTTCCACACAAGAACGGTATTCCAGATCAGCCACGAATCACCCCCTGAGCGAACGCCGCCGCCCGGCTTGAATCCCACGAACGAACGCAAGTCTCCACCGACTCGCCGAAACGATCCACAGACACTTCCGCCGCTGTCAACAACGCCTGCCGCGACTGCTCGACATGCTGCCGGACTACATCGCCCGGATCAATCGCCCGCCCGAGGTGCAACGCAATCGCCCGCAGGGTGGGGCCAATCGCCGCCTCCAGAGTCCCCGCGTGATCGGCGTAGAAGTCGTCCAGCCATTTCAAAAACTCGCCCGGCTTCCCCGCCGCTCGGGTCGCCGCGTTCCTCTCCTTGGTCAGCAGTCGGGACAACTCGCCCTCGAGAATCCCCGCGAGTGCCAGCCCCATCTCTGAATCGCCGACCGCCACGGATCGCCCCTCCTCCGGCGTTGCCACGCTGGGCTCACCGACAGCCGGGGGAGGCGTCGCCGTCAGTGATGCCACGCCCCCAGCCATCGCCAGCCCCAGCGGGATCATGTTGCCATTGATCAGGTACGCATCACCTTCCGGGCCTTCGATGGGATTCATTCCTTCCTCGTCTCGGATCTCATTGGCGGACATCCACCCGTTTTGCCTCGCGACTGCATAGGCATCGAAACGGCTCTTTCGGTCGATGAGTTGCAGGTCGTCAAGATCCAACTCGGTGTGGATCGTCGAACGCTCTGCACGTGGAACCAGCTTGCGTTGTGCTTCCTGCTCCATCGCCCGGCACAGTGGCCGGATCGTGTAAGTCTGGTATTCGATCCCCTGATGCTCGATGTTCCCGAACGTCGCCCGCGACAAGTCCCGCAGGAGATGAGGCGGGATGTTGAACCACCGGGCCACCTCTGCAATCTGGAATTGCCGTTGCTCCAACAGTTGGGCATCGACCGCGCTCATCTGCATGGGCTGGAACTCCATCCCCTCCTGCAGGACAGCAGTCCGCCCCGCCTTGTCTGCCCCTCGATGGAGTGCCTCCCATTCGCTACGGATGTTCGACCGGGCCGCCTCCGTCAGTTTGCCCGGATGTTTCAGAAGTCCGGCAGGACGTGCCCCATTGGCAAAGCTGCTGCTGGCATACTGTTCCATCCCCACCAACAGTCCGATACTGTCCCGGGCTCTCTGGATCAGCCCACGCCCGGCAATGCCATCCGATGCCAGCAACGGCACGTGATACATGTTTGCCGCTTCCACACGGACAGGATTCAAGCCGTCTGGATCAGTCACGGCGTAAAACATGCCGCCCGCCGGATCTCGCCGCACATGCACCCGCCCGGGGTGAATCCACCACAGACCGATTGGATAGCCCGCCCCGTTCCGCTCGATCTCCGCCAGCATGTTGCCGTGCAGGTAGTACGATGTCAGCATGGCAATCCGCCAGCTAAACGCCGTCATCTCGCCGTTAGGTTCCTCGTCCAGCAGGATCCGCAGAGGGTGATCGTCCAACTCGATCTCCGCCTCTCCAGTCTTCTGGTAAATCTCCCAGTGGATCTGTGCAATCGTCTCGGCGATCACACGCACCGCCGCGAACACGGCAGAGGCAGACAACGCCGTTGACTCGGTGACAGGCACGCCCGCCGAACTCCGCACCGTCAGGGCGTCGGCCACCTGCTGCGGCATCCCCCGTGCCTCTGGTGCAATCCAGCGGGCCACGTTTTGCCGGATGGTTGTAATCACGCTCATAGGAACAGACTCCCTCCGGTTTCGTACACGCTTGCCCCAGCTTGTTCTTCGGCGAGTGCCAGCCCCAACGCCATGATTGAGGCAACGACTCCATCAATCTTGTCAGCGGATCGGCTCTTACTCGGGCGGATATTATCATTCCGATCCCTCTCCGCCGCAACATTTCCCACCATCCACCGCAACACGGGGTCGCCGTCATGGTGGACCTTGTGGCCTGTCACCAGCCGCTCAAACTCTTTTGACGGGGCCGCAAACGATCCAATGTTCTGGCGGAACTCTCTCAGCTTGTCCGCAGGAAATCCGCTCGCCGTCAGTTGCTGGGCCAGTGCCCGGGCCGGTCCCCACGGATCATAGCCAAGGATTTGCAGCTCGAACCGCTCGGCAAGATCGCAGATGTCCGCACAGATCACGCCGTAGTCTGTCACGTCTCCGTCTGTCTGCTGAATCAGCCCCTGCTCGGCCCATCGTTTGGCCTGTGCTCGATCCTGTTTGCCGCGAATGTCCTTGCATTCCGCAGGCATCCAGTACCGCACGAAGACAAAGTACTCGCCGTCACGCCGGAAGAGCATCGACAGGGCGTTGATGTCGCGAGTGCTCGCAAGATCCAGCCCCATCCAACACGGTTCCCCCGCGAAGTCCTCCAGCCTGATGTCCTCTTGGCATTCGTCCCAATGCTCCATCGGCAGCCAGCGGACAGCCTGCTCGGTCCACTGGTTCAGGTAGAGATTCCTGAAGACGTTTTCATGTGCCGGATTGTTCCTCGCCGCCGTGCATTCCTCGCGGAGAAACTCCAGCGACACAGACACGCCGAGGTTAGGGTTCGCTTTCCTCCAGACTTCTTCCGATGTCCAGTCGTCCTTATCAGCAGCCCCATAGATGCACCCGTAGAACGTCGGGTCGGAGTCGGGATTGGCAATCGCTGCCGCCGCTCGCTGGTGCATCTCCCAACAGATTGAGGATCGATCATGCCCCGCCGTGGTGATCGCCACCACCAGAGGATTCGCCCTCGCACCTCGTCCCGACAGCATCGCATCCCACAGCATCCGGTTCGGCTGTGTGTGGAGTTCGTCGAAGATAATCCCGTGCGGGCTCTTTCCGTGTGCTGAGTACGCTTCTGCCGATGTCGCCGCATACCATCCACCGCGCCGCGTCCCCCTGATCTCGTACTGCCGCAACTCCGCCTCTGCCTGCAGGCTCGGTGTCCCGCCGCTGACCATCTCGCGGGCCGCTCGAAACACAATCCCCGCCTGTTCACGATCACCGGCACACGAATAAACTTGGGGCCGCTCCTCACGATCACAGAGGAGTAGATACAACGCGATGCCAGCCGCGAACGTGCTCTTGCCGTTCTTCCGGGGAACCTCGATATACGCGATCCGATACCGCCGCGTTCCGTCTTCCCGCAGCCACCCGAACAAATCGCGGACGATCTTCCGCTGCCATTCCTCTAGCAAGAATGGCTGTCCCGCCTTCGCCCCCTCGACGTACCGCAACTGAGTCTCGAAGAACTTCTCGACACGCTTAGCGGCATCATCGCTGAAGTAGTACGTCACCCGAACAAGTCCTCCTCGATGGCTTCCTGCACCTCCGTCTTGCCGACCGCCGCGCAAATTTGCTTGATCAACTGGGCCGCCGCCGTGCTCGCCTTCCGCTCCGTCTCAATCGCCCAATGTGGCTGCTCGATCCCGAACCGATCCACGGCGGTGAGTCCCGACTTGCTGAGGATCTCCCGACACTCAGCCGCCCGATCAGCTTGTTTGCACGCCAGAAGCAGCAGTTCGTGATTTGCCGGGCACACTTCGGAAACTGACCAGACAGCCGACCACAGACGCCGACCAGCCCCAGCAAGCCCCACAGGTGGCACACGGTCCATTATCCGGCCTCCGGTTGGGTCAGAAATATGTGCGCGTGCTGACGGCGGTTCGCTACGTTCCCAAGGCATCTTTTTTGGGGCGCCCGTGCCGC